TTGCCCAAGGCGTTGAGGACTGTCGCAGAAGAGAATGTCATCTTTAGGCCCAACGATGGCCCACAAACTGACTTTCTTGCCGCTTCTGAGACTGATGTTTTGTATGGTGGTGCGGCTGGTGGAGGCAAGAGCTACGCAATGCTTGTTGATCCATTGCGTTTTGCTCATCGGGCGGCGCATAGAGCTTTAATCCTGCGGCGTTCTATGCCAGAGTTACGCGAGCTAATAGATAAGTCTCGTGAACTCTACCCGAAAGCCTTTCCCGGTTGTAAGTACAAAGAAGTAGAAAAGCTCTGGAACTTTCCGTCTGGAGCTAAAATTGAATTTGGATTCTTGGAAAGAGATGCAGATGTCTATCGCTACCAAGGTCAAGCGTATAGTTGGATTGGGTTTGATGAGATTACGCACCAAGCTACAGAGTTTTCTTGGAACTACTTGGCTTCACGACTGCGTACAACAGACCCAGAAATTATACCTTATATGCGGTGTACCGCTAACCCCGGTGGTGTTGGAGCGCATTGGGTAAAGAAAAGATATATTACTCCTTCACCACCTAACGAATCATTTAGGGGAGAAGACGGGCTAACCCGTAAGTTTATACCGGCACGGCTAGACGATAATCCGTACCTAGCAAGCGACGGAAGATATGAACAGATGCTGAAGGCGTTGCCACCTACGCAACGACGACAGCTACTAGAAGGTGATTGGGAGGTTGCAGAAGGTGCGGCCTTCACAGAGTTTGATAGAAACATTCATATTATTGAGCCTTTTGAAATACCCATACATTGGGAACGTATAAAAGGCATTGACTATGGATATGCTTCAGAATCAGCTTGTGTTTGGGGAGCCGTAGACAAAGACGATGGTACACTAATAATATATAGAGAACTGTATCGCAAAGGTCTACTAGGTACTGACCTAGCTCACATCATAACTGAAATGGAGTTAAATGATCCATTAAGCGTTCCGGGCGTATTAGATACTGCGTGTTGGAACCGCACAGGGCAAACAGGCCCAACAGTTGGAGAAACACTCGTTAAGGCTGGACATAAGCTAAGACGAGCCGATAAAAACAGAGTTGCAGGAAAGATTCAAATCCACGAATACTTGAAAGTTCAGCAAAGCGGAAGGCCCAAACTACAAATATTTAATACTTGTCCTAACCTGATACGCGAACTGCAAAGTATTCCTCTGGATAAAAGCAACCCTGAAGACGTAGATACCCACGCACCAGACCATGCGTATGATGCGTTGCGGTATCTTATTATGGCTCGACCAAGGATTAGAGATCCAATTAGTCAGATACGAGACTTCCAACGCGAAACAATTTTTCAACCAGCAGACGGGACATTTGGATATTAATGAAAATTTGGCGACCTTTAAACACTTGGGGTATTTACGGATTAGGAATTACAATTGGGTGGACAGTTATATATGCTATTGTTAGCCTAACACCAATGGGATAATCATGTCAGAATTTGAAAACACTCTTGTAGAAAACGCAGACAACATTTATTTTCAAGACGTTGAAAATGAAGAAGGTCTTAGCCTTGAAGCTGATGAGCAAATTAAATCAAATCTTGCAGGGCTAATTGAAGGCCGCTATGCTGATGCACAGCTTGCAAGAGATGCTGATGAAAATCGTTGGATTACTGCCTATCATAACTTTCGTGGAATCTATCCAAAGAACGTAAGATTTAGAGAATCTGAAAAGTCTCGTGTATTTATTAAAGTCACGAAGACTAAAGTGCTTGCGGCCTTTGGACAGCTTGTAGATGTTATATTTGGTACAGGTAAGTTTCCGATTGGTGTTTCTGCGACTGAGCTTCCTGAAGGTGTTAGCGAATATATGCACCTTAGTACTCAACCTTCACCCGGAATTGAAACAAGTCAAGCTTCTGCAACACCAGAAGAACAACCTATGCGTCCAGAAGGTGGGGTTGGTTATACTGGTGATGGGCGTGTTTTAAAACCCGGAGCTACGCTTTCTAGTGGTCAAGGCATATTTGAAGACTTTGAAACTGCTGACAATGTAGTATTTGAAGCAGGGCCAAACCCAATTCCAAACATTCCAGAGATTGCTCCTGCAAAAGAAGCCGCAAGGAATATGGAAAAATTGATTCACGATCAGATTGATGAATCAAGTGGTTCAACAGAACTACGCAACGCAATGTTTGAAGCTACACTTTTTGGTACAGGTATTGTCAAAGGGCCGTTTAATTTTAATAAAACGCTTCATCGTTGGTCAAATGACGAAGGTGAAAGAACTTACGATCCTCTTTTTGTTCGTGTACCACGCCTTGAGTTTGTTAGTGTTTGGGATTTCTTTCCTGATCCTAATGCAACTTCTATGGAAGAGTGCGAATATGTAGTACATAGACACAAGCTTAATAAGTCTCAACTTAGGGCATTGCGAAAGATGCCATATTTTGATGAAGATGCTATTCGTGATTGTATGATGCTTGGCCCTAACTATGTCGAGAAAGACTATGAGTACGAACTTAAAGACGATCAGCGTATGTCTGATATGGGATCAAGCCGCTTTGAAGTCCTTGAATATTGGGGGTTGATGGATGCTGAATATGCGAAAGAAATTGGCATGGATTTGCCAGATGATGTTGACACCTTGGACGAAATTCAAATCAATGCTTGGATCTGTAATGGACTTGTACTTAGGGCCGTTGTAAATCCCTTTACGCCACACCGCATTCCTTACAATGCCTTTCCTTACGAGCGTAATCCCTACAGCTTCTTTGGTATTGGCGTTGCAGAAAACATGAACGACAGCCAACAGATTATGAATGGTCACGCACGTATGGCTATTGATAATCTTGCGTTAAGTGGATCGTTAGTTTTTGACGTAGACGAAACGATGCTTGTCGGTGGGCAAAGCATGGAAGTCTATCCCGGCAAAGTATTTAGGCGTCAGTCTGGAATGCCGGGACAAGCTATTCACGGCTTGAAGTTCCCGAACACATCTCAAGAAAATATGATGATGTTCGATAAGTTCCGACAGCTTGCAGACGAACAAACAGGTATTCCTAGTTATTCACACGGCATGACAGGCGTACAAAGCATGACTCGTACCGCTTCTGGTATGTCAATGTTGCTTGGAGCGGCCTCGCTCAACATTAAAACAGTCGTAAAAAATCTTGATGATTTCTTGTTAAAGCCTTTGGGCAGGGCTTACTATCAATGGAATATGCAATTCTTTGAGGGTGAGCTAAAGACTGAAGGTGATCTAGAAGTAAAAGCTTTAGGTACTAACAGCCTAATGCAGAAAGAAGTAAGAAGTCAGCGGTTGACGATGTTTCTTCAGACTGCTCAAAACCCAGCTATTGCACCATTCGTTAAAATGTCTAAGCTTATTAGCGAACTGGCGTATAGTTTGGATCTTGATCCTGATGAAATCCTCAACGATCCCGAAGAAGCGGCAATAGCCGCACAGATTATAGGAATGCAAAATAATGTTGGACAAGCAACTGGCGATCAGGCTGGCCCCGGTGGTGAACAACCCGGAGCTATGGGAACCCCTGAAGGAACACCTCCACAACCTACGGATGTTGGAGTTACAGGCACTGGCGACGGCAACATCGGAACAGGAAATGTTCCGCAAGCAGGGGAAAGCGAGTTCTCTGGCTAACTTATTAACCTTACAAGAACAAGTAAATCAAAGACGAAAGGAACAAGACGATGGCTGAAAAGACTGAAGAACAAACAAAACAATATATTCGTAGTTTGTTAGCCGAACGAATGAAGCCACAAAGACCTAATGAAACTAAAGAAGAGTTTTCTTCAAGACAACAAATGATTCAGCAACGATTAGATGTAGAAGCAGACATTAATCCGTCATTGTTTCGTGCTGTAGCCCAAGAAGATCGTGAGCCAAAAGCTGATGGAGGTTTTCCAGACCTAAACAAAGACGGCAAAGTTTCTTATGCAGATGTGTTAAAAGGCCGTGGAGCTTTTGCTAAAGGCTCTTTACTATCTTCTTTAGAAATGAGCCTTGAAGAAATAGACGATGAAGCAATTGTAAAATTAACAGGAAAAGACCCCAGCCCTGAAAGTAGAAAAGAAGCCTCAGAAATTTTAAAGTTTATGTCAGAAGCTGGAGAAGCTATTCTTGAATTAGATTCATCAAAAAGACCTACTAATCGAAAAGGCATTGCAGAATATAATAAAAAACAACAACAATTAACCAAAAAAGTTGATAAGCTAAAAGAAGACTTAGGTGCTTCTCAATTTAATTTTTTTAAATATCAAGTTTTAAGGGATGCTGGAAGAGTAGAAAAAAATGAAGGAGGTTCTTTAATGGTTCCACCCGAAATGGAGATGCCTGTTGAAGAGCCTCCAGTAGACACTTACGACAACATCAGCCCAGAAGAAGAAATGCAACAGGCTGAAGATATGCTTCCAGACGATGAGATGGAAGAAGAGTACGTAGATTACGTAGCTGAAGAAGTATTAGAACCCGAAGAGCAAGAATATTTATTTAAGGTTCTAGACGAAGATCCAAGACTAGAAGGAATCTTAGATAAGATTATTCTTAATGCAACAGAATTTGCTGGTGAAGGGGAAGTTGAAGGCCCCGGTACTGGCATATCAGATTCGATACCCGCAAGGTTATCGGATGGTGAGTTTGTAATCACCAGAAAAGCGACTGACCAAATAGGCGCAGACAATCTCCAGAAAATGATGGACGATGCTGAACGTGCTTATGATGGCGGTCTTATGGGCATGGCAAACGGTGGTGAAGCTGGCACAAACCCTTTCGTAAGTCCTGAAGAAATGTATAAACTTCCAAAGGATGAAGAAGCGGATATTGAGCGCCAAATGCTTTACTCAAGCCGTATGCCTAGCTTAATGAACCGATAAGGCTACCTAGATACTTTAGCCCCTTATCATTTTATAACCTTGAGGCCACCTTGTAGTATCAAGACCCTGTGTTAGAAGCGCAATAACACAGCCACCTTGAAGAGACAACAAGCCCCAAAAAGGAGAAGACTATGAGTGAAGAATCGCAAGCGAATCCGTACAACCAAAAAAAAGCATGGCATACCCCTGATGGGCCACCCATGCAAAGTGCAGATTCATTGTTCTTTGATGAGCCACAAGAGGCTACTTCCGACGAAAATGACGGAACCCCTCAACAAGAAAAGGCTCCTCGTACCAATTATAAAAAGAGGTATGACGATCTAAAAAAACATTACGATCAAAAGATCTCTGAATTTAAACAACGCGAGCAAGAGCTAGAGGCTATGGCGCAGTCTGCCCAGCCTAGCTACAGACCACCAAAGTCTGTAGAAGATCTTGAACGCTTTAAATCAGAGTATCCTGATCTGTATGATACTGTTGAAACAGTTGCTCATATGCGTAGTGAAGAGCAGATGACCGCCCTTCAACAAAAACTAGCGGCTTTAGAAAAACGTGAATTAGAAATGTCTAAGCGCGATGCCGAAGTTAAACTACGAGAGCGACACCCTGACTTTGAAGATATCAGGGGTGACGATAAGTTCCATGATTGGGCTAAGACTCAGCCTGAAGAAATTCAGCGTTGGATCTACAAAAACCCAGACAATGTTGGATTAGCAAGCCGTGCCATAGATCTTTATAAGATGGAAAACAATATTGCTATAAATACTTCCGCTCGTAAGTCAAAACCTTCAAAGCCAGACGCGGCTAGTATGGTTTCGACTAAAACAACAAAGGTCGAACCACAACAAGCCAAGATCTGGACACAACGGGAAATTGCCGCTCTGTCCTTGGATGACTATGACAAATACGAACAGGAAATTGATCTAGCCATCCGCGAAGGACGAGTAGCAAGATAAACTATTTGTCTTTTTTAGGAGTAACAAATCATGGCTTATAACGTAAGTGACCAATATTTTGAGCCTGCCACAGATACAGATGCAAACTTTGCCAACTCTGTAGCGGGTCAAAATAATTCATTCTTCCTGCCTGCTGTCTACAGCAAGAAGGTACTTAACTTCTTCCGTAAGGCATCAGTCTGTGAAGCCGTAACCAACACTGATTATGCTGGCGAGATTGCGGCATTTGGTGATAGCGTAAACATCATCAAAGAGCCGGTAATCACCGTCTATCAGTATGAGCGTGGTGCTGACGTAACGTCTACCAAGCTGACCGACCAAGAGCTTACTCTTGTTGTTGATCGTGCAAACGCATTTAAGTTCATTGTCGATGACATTGAAACCAAGATGTCGCACGTAAACTTCAAGGAAGTAGCATCTTCTTCAGCGGCTTATGCGTTGCGTGATGCGTTTGACGAAGGCGTGTTTGCAATTATGCAAGCTGGCTTGTCTGCATCTGCACCCGACCACACTCTGGGTGCCGACTCCGCTACTCCGCTGGCGGCTGGAGCTTATGACGGCGCTGGTGCTATTGACGTAGGCATTTCTGGCGAGACTGATCCTTTGGACGTTCTTGCTCGCATGGCTCGTTTGCTAGATGACCAAAACGTACCTGAAGAGGGTCGTTGGGTTGTAGCTTCTCCTGACTTCTATGAGCAACTCTCTCAGAGCGGTTCTAAGCTTTTGTCAGTAGACTTCAACGCAGGCCAAGGCTCTATTCGTAACGGTCTGGTAAGTTCTGGCAAGTTGCGTGGATTCTCCATGTACAAGTCAAACAATATGCCTGCGGCATCTAACGCTACCGGCTTTATGCTGGCTGGTCATATGAGTGCTGTTGCAACCGCACAATCCATCACTAGCACAGAGGTCATTCGTGATCCTTCTAGCTTTGGTGATATTGTACGTGGTCTGCACGTTTGGGGAGCTAAGGTTCTCCGTGACGAAGCACTGATCGGTGCTTACTACGTCATCGACTAAGATGATTGTAAGGGAGGGTGAAATACCCCTCCCGTTTTTAAAGGACTAAAATATGCCATTGATTTCAACTCCCAACAAACCTATCGGTATGAAGCTAACTGAGAATAAACGTGGACGTTATCGCCACGTAGATCAAAAAAAGTTTGCTGACAACTACGATAAGATTTTTGGAAAGAAAGACAAAGGAGAAAAAAATGAAGGATAAAAAGCGTTCAGGCTACAACATGGGTAGCGGAATCCGTGGAGGCTATATGGGCGGCGGTAGTTCTTACCGTATGCAAAAAGCCGAAGGCGGTAAAGCCTACTCAAACATTAGAGACATGGAAAAGGCTTGTATGTCTCCTGACCATAATGAGTCAATGAAAGAAAAATGAAAGTTCCAGCACCAAAGGGTTACCACTGGATGAAGAGCGGTAACAACTACAAGCTAATGAAAGACCCTAAAGATGGCTTCAAGCCCCACAAAGGTGCTAGTAAGTCAGCCAACTTTGAAATACAAAAGGTTCATAAAAAATAATGGCGACTACATACCTACAGCTTACAAATGAATTACTAAGAGAAATGAATGAGGTTGCACTAACCTCTAGTAATTTTTCTTCTGCTATTGGAATACAAGCACACGTAAAAGATTGTGTAAATCGTGCATATCTTGATATTGTTCTTGAAGAACCTCAGTGGCCTTTCTTGTCTGTAGGAGATAGTGGTACAACAGATCCTATGTATGGAAATACTTATGTAGAGACTGTAGCAAATACACGTTGGTATGAGCTAAAACCAGCAAGTTCTTCTATTTTAGATGACTATGGCTCAGTAGATTGGGATAATTTTTATTTAACTACTGTAGGTGTTACAGGCGAAAGTGCGCCATACACCGCTAAAAATCTTAGGTTTACGACTGTAGACGAATGGAAAGACTTTTACAGAGCTAGAGAAAATGCAGACGATGCAGAAGACGCTAATGGTGGTGAACCTAAGCGTGTTATTCGTAGCCCTGATGGACGTATGTTTGGTTTAAGTCCAATACCTGACAAAGTATATCGTGTATGGTTTTATGCGTATACACAGCCTACACAGCTTTCGGCTTATAGTGATGCAATAGTATTTCCAGATATGTACAAAACAGTACTATTATCTCGTGCAAGATATTTTATACACCAGTTTAAAGAAAATATTCAGCCAGCCGCACTAGCCCTAGAAGAATATCGACGCGGCTTAAAGCTTATGAAATCTAATTTAATGACTCCAGAGCCTTTTTACATTAAAGATGATCGCGTGAGGTTTGTCTAATGTCTCAAGCCTATGGCTTTTCGTGTAAAGGTGGACTTAACACAAACCTAAACTCTATTGAAATTTTAGGTAACCCCGGCTTTGCAAAAGTTCTTGAAAACTTTGAGGTAGACCCAGACGGAGGCTACAGACGCATAAATGGATTTACAGCCTATGGTGATGCTTCAGCAACTCGTCCAAATGGTTCTAATGCTATTTTGGGTATTCAGCCTTATGCTGATGGGGTTGTTGTGTGTTCTGGCACAGATATGTTTTTCAGCAATGATGGCGTTACGTGGTTACAAATAAATCGTAGCGAGGTAGCTGGAGGAGGCGATAGTTACACAACTTTTACGGGCCGCTCTGTTTTAACGCGCACCGACCAAGGCCAATGCCAGTTTGCACTACTTGAAGGTGCGGCATACAATTATGGTCAGCTTATAATTGCAGATGGCGCAAATAAATTATATAAGTTTCGGATGGAAGGTACGGGACTTTTAAACACTCGTACATTTTTTGCAGGAGAAATAACAGTAGATGGATCTAATGCAGTTAAATATATTACTGTACACGATCATCATCTCATAGCTTCCGGTGTAGCTGATAATTTAAATACTATTTATTATAGCGTTTATAATGATGCTACAAACTTTACAGGTGCTGGCGCAGGCGCTGTAGCAATTTCAGATCAAGTACAAGGCATTAAAGGCTTTCGTGAAAACTTAATTGTTTTTAGTCAAAACAGTATTCACAAACTTATAAATATAAATGATTCTTCAAATGTTAGGGTTGACCCTATCACAGAAAATGTAGGCTGTCTAAGCGGATATAGTATTCAAGAATTTGGAGGTGATCTAGTATTTTTAGCCCCTGATGGTATCCGCACTATTGCGGGTACAGCAAGAATTGGTGACGTAGAGTTAAGCTCTATTTCAAGGCAGATCCAAGAGATCGTAACTGCTTTAACTACATCTACAAGCTCTTTTATTATTACAAGTGATGTACTGCGATCTAAGTCACAATACAGGCTTTTTTATTCTACGATTGCTCAAAATCCTAGTGAAGCAAAAGGAATTATTGGAACTTTTACAGGCCAAGGTTTTGAGTGGTCTGAAACAAAAGGTATTCAAGCTTTAGGTTTTGCATCAGGCTTTAACAGCAACGGCGTAGAAGTTTCTTTTCATGGTGATAAAGACGGCTACGTTTATAACCATGACACAGGCGATTCTTTTTTAAATAGCGGTAGTGAAGCAAATATTTTTGCAACTTATCAAACTCCAGACATTGATTGTGGTGATATAGGCACACGAAAAACTTTAAAATATGTACGTACTTCTTTTTCGCCCGAAGGTAATTTACAACCAGTTTTAAGATTGCGGTATGACTATCAAGACTCAGATATACCACAGCCTTCAGATTATACGCTTACAGATATTCCGCTACCAGCAATTTTTGGAACTTCTATTTTTGGCGTTGCAACTTTTGGTGCTAGTGCTGATCCTATGTTTAGACAAACAGTAGAGGGTAGTGGATATACCGTAAGCTTTAGAATTAGGTCAGATGATACTAGAAGCCCATATGCAATTAATGGTTTCTACATAGATTATATGCCATCAGGTAGGAGATAATAATGGCCCAAAGTTATACACGACAAAGTACATTTGCAGATGGCGATACAATTACTGCCGCGTTATTTAACGACGAGTACAATCAGCTTTTAAACGCCTTTGCGTATTCAAATACTTCTGCCGCTTCTACGGGCCACAGACATGATGGCACAGCAGGAGAAGGCGGCAATATTCATACGATTGGTGACTTAGATTTTAATAATAAAATTGTAGTTGATAGTACAAACAATCGTTGGGGCTTTTATGTAGAAGTCTCTAGTGCCGCAGTAGAACAAATTCGTATTCAAGATGGCGCTATGATTCCTGTCACAGACAGTGATGTAGATCTTGGAACATCTTCACTGTACTGGAAAGATGCTTACATTGATTCAGTCACCACCACCGGCAATATTGCTATTGGTGGAAACCTTACGGTAACTGGCAATGCAACGATTTCTGGCAATCTTACGTTTGGTGATGCTGATACAGACAGTATTACGCTAACAGCAGACGTAGCTTCTAGCATTACTCCAGACACTGATGACACTTACGATCTTGGAAGTGCTTCAAAAGAATGGCGTGATCTTTATATTGATGGTACTGCAAACATTGATAGTCTTGTTGCAGATACAGCAGACATTAATGCAGGTTCTATAGACAACACAACTATTGGCGCTACTACAGCCTCTACAGGTAATTTTTCTACTCTGTCTATTGGTGGTGTTGCAATTACGTCTACTTCCGCAGAGCTAAACATCCTTGACGGTGTAACGGCTACTGCAACTGAAATAAACATAATGGACGGCGATACAACCGCCACAGCTACAACGCTTGCTGATGCTGATCGTGTTGTTGTAAATGATGCAGGCACAATGAAGCAAGTAGCACTTACAGACTTTGAAATTTATTTTGAAACATCTTTAGATACTCTTTCTAATGTTACAACTGTTGGGGCTTTGAACTCTGGTTCTATTACTTCTGGTTTTGGAGCTATTGATACTGGCTCAAGTAATATTACAACAACAGGTACTGTTTCATTTGGAAGTCTTACAGATGGTGCAATTACAATTACGGCTTTTGTTGACGAAGATAACATGGCCTCTGATAGCGCAACGCTTGTACCTACTCAGCAGTCTGTTAAAGCTTATGTAGATACTCAAATTGGTGGTTTATCTTCTAGTCTTTCAGGACTTTCAGATACTAACATCACAACACCCGCTGATGGGGCATTGTTGTTTTACGATACTGGTACATCTACTTGGATTGACAACGTAGTATCAGGCGACATAACGATTGCTGACACAGGCGTGGCGGCTATTAGCTCTGGTGTTATTGTTAATGATGATATTAATGCTAGTGCGGCTATAAGCGTTTCTAAGACAGCTTTGGTAGATGGTACTGGTCTTACGCTTACTGGTGATACTTTGTCTGTAGATGCTTCTCAGACGCAGATAACAGCAGTAGGTACTATTGCTACAGGTACTTGGCAAGGGACGGCTATTGCAGATGCTTACGTTGCTGACAACCTGACTATCTCTGGTGGCACTGTAGACAACAGCGTTATTGGTGGTACTACAGCGGCGGCTGGTACGTTTACGGATCTGACAGCATCAGGTACGTTGACTCTTGGTGGTACAGCGGTAACTTCTACGGCTACAGAAATAAACTTGTTGGATGGAGTAACAACCACAACTGCGGAACTTAATTATGTAGACGGTGTTACGTCAAACATCCAGACACAGTTGGATTCCAAAGTAGGCGCTAGTTACACAGGTGACGTAGACATTACAGGCGAACTGCTGGTTGATAGTTACAACGAGACTTTTAAAAGGGTTTCTAGTGTTGGAACCGCTTCTGCATATACTCTTTCAGGGTCTAGTTATGACTCTGTAAGTTTGAGCGTCACTAGCCAAGAATCAAATCCTAGAAGCGTAAGGTTTGGAGACAGTGGTACTAAATTATATGTTTGTGGGAACACTAACGACACTATATATCAATATACTTTAACAACGGCCTATGATCTTTCTACAGCTTCATATGCTTCAAAAAGTTTTAGCGTAACAAGTCAACTTGTAAATCCTAATGGGGTATTTTTTAAATCTGACGGAACAAAGATGTATGTGGCAGAGTCTACAGGAGGTGAAATTTTTCAATATTCATTAAGCACTGCATGGGACATATCCACTGCGTCATATGATTCTGTTGTTTTTAATGCTTCTACTCAAGTTAGCAACCTAGATGAAGTTGTTTTTAAAACCGATGGAACAAAAATGTATGTTGTTGGCAGTTCTTATACTGTCTTCCAATATGCTTTAAGCACTGCTTGGGATTTAAGTACAGCAAGTTATGAGTCAAAAAGCTTTAGTTTTTCCTCTCAAGATACTACAACTTATGCAATAGTATTTAGTAATAGTGGAAGTAAAATGTACATGGCTGGAGGAAATAATGATTCTATTTTTGAATATAATTTAAGCACTGCGTGGGATGTGTCTACCGCCTCTTATGGATCTGTAAGTTTTAGTGTGGCGTCACAAGAAGGCGCACCAACCGGAATAGATTTTAATGGTGATGGAACGAAGTTTGTTATTTCGGGAGGTGTTAATACTGCTGTTTTTCAATATTCAACCGCAACAACCTACAGCACAACCTTTGACTGCGAAAACGCTAACGTCTTTGAAACCGAACTAGACGCAAACACCACTGTAGTCTTTAGCAATCCTCCTGCGAGTGGGACGCCTGTTACAACAGAATATATCATAAACGAAGCGTCTTACGATTCAGTCTCTTTTAGTGTTTCTAGTCAAGAAGCTTTTACAACT